TTCTTATAAAAACATTTGGATCAGGTGCTGCACAGAGTAGAGTGGTGATTAGTCAGTGGGTACAACGATGTAAACTTAGCACACAACAAACAATTATTCAAGCACTGAATACATCTTCTGCAATTGATAGAATGTTTTTTACTTCGTCTACTGATAAATTACATATTCAATTAATGAATACATCTTCAACTACAACTACATATGAATCAAATAAGTTATTTAAAGACGTTGGTTGGTATCATATTTTAATGAGTTTTGATGGGAATGAATCTGGAACTGACACATTAAATGTTTTTGTTAATGGCACTGCAATTACAATGACAAAAACATTTGGTTCAGATACTACAGGTAGTCTTGCAGGATTTGGTGGAGCAAATGCTCATAGAATCGGGTGTCAAAATACAGGAGGAGGGGCCGCTAATAATA